GTGTCCAGCCACGCGTGGCTTGGGGGGGGTCTAGGAGACTCCTTACAGGGGGTATTTGGCCTGTTTTCATCGCTTGCTCGGTTTGAACCTCGCGGCGTCGCCGACGGGGAGGGCGTTCCTGATCGCGGCGGCCCGCTTGTGCAGCGCTTGTTTCGTGATGCCATACATCTTGGCGATGACAGGCGCCGACAGACAACCGGGCAAGGCCAGCGCCCAGCGTGTGAGCTCGACGTGCCGGCGGAAGCGGTAGTTGTCGGTCAAAGCCAGCGCATCGACGAAGGCCTTGAGCATCTCGCCGACGTGCTCGCGGGAGATGAACGCATCGGTCTCGACGCGCGGCTCCTCGGGCTTGGTAGCCCATGCCTGATGGTTCGGGTTCACCTCGAAGACGTGGCGCGGCTGAACCATCTCGCGGTAGGGTAGGACGTTCGCGTCCCGCAGTTGTTCCTGCTGCCGCTTGGGCAGGGAATAGAACCAGCGATCGAAAGAGCGAGCGTCGGCCTTGGGAGCCGAGAGGTCGTTCAGTTGATGCCGGGACACGCGTCATAGGTTCAAGGGATTTGCGGGCGGTGCAACCCTGCAAAGGTTTTGCCACTTGGCGCTGACCAGGTCGAAGGCGATGAGGTTGTGTTCCCTCATTCGCCGGATGATGGAGTCGGGTTTCCGCTGGTTCAGTCCTGGGTCATTCGCCAGCCTATCCTTGATGTCCTGCATGGTTAGCTCGGCGGGCCAGCCAGCGACGAGGGAGCGCAGGGCGGCGAGGCGGTCGGCGTAGGTCTTGCGGCTGGCCTCAGTGCCGGCCTTAGATCGGGCAAGCATTGCGGGACGGTTGGCTGTCCATCGAGCCCGCATGGCCAACTTGCCCGGGATAGACCACCGAGGGCCGAGACGTCGGGACTTCCTAGGCATGGAACTCGACCCGGGCGGGCTGGCTTGGCTGGCTCTTTCCGTTCACCGCGAACGCCCTGCCCCCAAGGCAGGGTTGAGTGAGCGTAGTGAACGTGATGTATGTATGTACCCCGTAAGGGGTACTACTACATCTATGCTTTCTCCTAGGCTTTCTCCACGGATGGTCGGAGGCTCGCATTTGGCTTCTAAGACGTTTTAGTCCGTCAAGGCGGTGTAGGTATGGACTAGGGTCTAATAACGCCTTGGCGACCCCTTGGCGGGGCTGGAATTGGCATCCCCGCTTGTAGGCTGGGGAGCCGAACAGCGTACCCAGCGGATTTCCCCTTGGACGGGGGAGTGGCGGATGTAGATTTGCCCGGCGTGGCGCTCGTCAAAGTCCTTGAGGCCAGCGCGGCCTCGGCGTTTGGTCAGGGCTAGGCGGTAGATGGGGTCATCGCCTTGGCAGCGCACAAGGGTCGCGACCTCGCGGGCCCAGTTCGTGATCTCGGAAGAGCCGAACATTTGGTATGCCAGGTCTGCGGTGGTCTGGCCTTCGGTGTCGGCCTTGGACTTCGGCTTCCCGGTGTGGTGCATGAAGACGATGATGACGCCCGTCTCGTCGAGGATGGGCTGGATGACGTGACGCAGGAAGGCGGAGGCCTCGGAGGTCTCGGAGAGGTCGCACCCCGCGTAGGCCATGAGAGGATCGGCGAAGACGATGTCGGCCCGGTGCTCGGTGATGAGGCGGCGCAGCACCTTGCCGAACTCGGGGCCGGTGGCGACGGACTCGCGGAAGATGGCGAGGTTGTCGGCGATGTGCGCGCGTTCGGCTGAGTCGAAGCCGAGGCCGTTGCATATGTCCTGGAAGCTCTCGCTCATGTCACCTAGGTCGTTCTCGGCCTGTATGACCAGGGAACGCAGTGGGCGCTCGACCTTGATGCCGAAGAAGTCGCGTCCAAGCGTCCACGATAGGCAGGCCTGCATAAGTAGGGCCGACTTGCCCGTGCCCGCTTGCCCGGCAAGGACGAGGGATGAGCCGCGGCAGAGCCATCGGTTCCCGATCAGGTTGTACGGGTCGGCCTTGCGGTCGAAGGACAGTAGGTTGGCGATGGGCATCCTCGCGGGGCCGTCCTTGCGCTTGGAGATGCCCGCGATGGATTTGAACTCACCCTCAGCGTAGGCGAGGACGGAGTCGGGGTCGGCGTTGCCTTCCTCGATGGCCTTGGCGATGCGTAGATTGACCGTGGCTATTCTACGCAGACGGGCGGCGGAGACGACCTGCTCGGCCCATGCAGGATTGGCTGATGAGAAGCCGACGACGGTGGTCAGGTCGTTGACCGTGATATGGTCGGCGGTGGCGCCGGCCTCTCGGAGGGCGGTAGTGACCGTCACCTCGTCGGGCGTGATGCCCTGGGCGGTGAGGTCGAGCAGGACGGTCGCGAGCTCCTGGTGCTTAGGCTCGAAGAAGTCGTACGGGAGGATGCCTTCTGGGAAGGTCGCGCCGTCACGGATCAGACAACCGAGCAGGTGCCGCTCGGCGTCGAGGTTGCAAGGAATGTTCATGTGGGGGAAGGGGGTGATGCCCGTCGCCCCGCCTTGCGTCAAGACCTTTGCATTTACGCCATAAGTGACGCAATGTTCCCGAGCGGTAAGTTAACGCACCTTTCTTGGCGTATTAACCTTTAATGTTCCCGAGCGGTAACTTTTGCGCTTGGGGCCGTAATAGGGGGCACGGCGGACGAACTTGCCCGTGTATCGGCGCAGCTCGAGGCGTTCAAGGATGCCGGCATTGACGCCCTCGTTGAGGTAGCGCTTGGCGCAGGAGCGTTTGCACTTCCAGCGCTTCTCCCAATAGTCGATGGGATGAAAGCCGGGAGGTGGTTGCTCGGCCTTCTTCTGGATCTCCGAGACAATGGCGTCGAGGATGGCGTCCCGGACGCGGTGGTTGGCGATGACGCTGTTGCCCTGGCTCATTTGGTTCGCGGGGTGAAGTGACGAAGGCCGGTCTGCCAGACCCAGCGCTTGCCGACCTTATGGACGAGCCAAGCCTTCCAATCGTCGCCGTCAACCCACCCGGCCACGAAGCCGGAGCCCCAGCGGGCGGTCGCTAGGCGATGGGATGCGTATGACATGGCTTCCTTCTGGCAAAGGCACCCGGCGCTAAATGCGTTCCCGCTGCCGTGCTGGGTCAAGGCGATGCTGGCGAGGGTATGCGTATGCCCGTGGACTAGGCCGCCGCCATGGACGGCATAGTGGAGGCCCTGCTTGACGGTGGCGTTCTCGCCGTGGGCGTAGCCGTGGACGAACGCCATCTTTCCAAGGCGGTAGACGCCTAGGTCGGCGTGGTAGGGCTTGATGACCTTGGCCCCCGCTTGGCGGGCCGTGCGGTTTATGGTGTCCTTGATGTCCTGGCAGTAGTCGCGGACCAGGGCGGAGCTCGACGACGCGATCAGGTTGTCGAGGCGGTGTTCGTGATTGCCCCAGAGGTAGACGGTCGGGCGGAAGCGCTTGAGGAAGTCCATGCCAGCCTCAAGGTCGGCCTTGAGGGACTCGCCGGACTCCGCGTCAGAGGTGCCGACGCCACGGCGCAAGGCTCGGAAGTCGAAGTGGTCGCCGCCGGCGATGCGGACGGTCGGCTTGTAGTCCTTGCAGAACTCCCAGAGGGCGGCGAGGGCCTCGGGGTCAGCCATGTCGCCGTGGCTGTCGGATGCGTAAACGAAGCGGATGGGCTCGCTCACGAATGGCCTCCCTTCTTGGCTTCCTGCCAGTTGTCCCACTCGCCATCCCATTCGCCCGGGCCGTGGGCAGGGCCTTTGATTATTTTCGCCATCGCATCACCGGCTTTAGTCAGCCGTTCGATTTCGGCTTTCAACTGCTCAATCCAGATTGAGTCCATATGCGAAAGAACCGACTGCCTGCTTTCTCTTTCTTGCAGAACTTTGTAACTTTCGAGCAGGTGCTGGTAGTCCGTCCAAAGCACCCATTCGCCTTTCGGGTGTGTGGAAAATGGGACTCCGTAAGGATGGAATACATCCTGCGTCTCCTTCTCACCAGCACCAGGAATGACGGAATACCAGCGAGGAGGGTGGTAGAGGTTTCTCACGACGCGGCTCCCTTCATCAGGCCGAGCTCGACGAGGCGGCGGTCGCGGTATGCCCGGGCTTGGGCGATATCCTGGGGCGCGCGTTCCCAGAGGGCGACGCGGCGGCGGTTGATGCGGAAATACAGCACGCCGTTGATGCGGGACAGGTAGCAGTCGGGGTTCGTCGGCTTCTCGAAGGACGTCTCCTCGCGTAGGCGGCCGACGGTATGCTTGGGGCATTGAAGCAGCCAAGCAGCCCGCTCAATGGTCAGCCCCATGCCGACGGCCCAAGCGGCCTGCTCGCGGGTCAGAGTTTCCATGCGCGGGCCATGCGCCGCCCCTCGGCCATGATGTCGTTCCGGCTGTTCGGCTTGAAGCAGAGCTCGACGTCGAAGTCTACCTCGGCCCGGAGATCCATCAGCGACCAGGCCTCCTCGTCGTTCGCGGGGAGGATGCCCGCGGTCGAGATGTGGACGGTGCGGAGGTTCCAATTGTATTCGTCCATGATGCGGCTGATGACCTTGTACTCGTTCAGGTATCGCCAGTCGGAGCAGACGACGGTCTCATGCGGGAGGCCATCGGCGGAGACGAAGGGGAGGTAGCGGGCGAGGTGCTCGGCGAAGACGTCTTGGTTCAGCGAGCGGGCGAACTTCCCGGTGCTCACGAGGAAGTCGCGGTGCTTGACCTTGAACTCCTCGTTGAAGAAGTCGCCGTCAAGGTGCAGATACGACAGCATCGCGTTGGCGCACTCCTTGAGTGGGTCGGCGAAGTTGACCTTCGCGACGCGCTTCTCCGACCATTCCATGAGCCCCGAGGCCAGGGTGTCCTTCCCGGCGCGGGAGAAACCCGCGATCAGGACGAGGGTGGGGCGGCCTTCGACGATGGTCATTTGGTCTGGGTGTCGAAGTCTCGGAGGATGCGGGACAGGCGCAGCGCCTTGCGGAACTGGCGGCCTGAGACGTTGAGGGCCTTGCGGAGGTGCCGGTGCTTGACGGTCGGGTCGCGGCGCAGGGCCTCGAGGCAGATGAGCGTGCGGGTCTGCTGGTCGCCCGTGCGGGCCTCGGCGATGAAGTCCCTATCCATTAGAAGGGCGGCGCCTCCTGGCTGAGGTCGGTGGCGGGGCTGGCCTTCGTGGAGCCCTTCGCGAAACCGAGCTTGTATTTAAACTGGGGCTTGCCCTGCCATTCGCCGTTCGGCTCGACGGTCACGGCGACGTCGACGGTCTGCCCGGCGGCGGGCTTGAGGTACTCGAGGAACTCGGCGGGGGTGGCGTCGAGGCGCAGTTCGGCGGTGTACTTGCCGGAAAACTTGCCGACGAGCATGGCGAGGGCCTTGCCATACTTGGCCGAGTAATTCTTCGACAGGCAGTTACCCTCGACGTCGACGAAGAAGATGCGGGCGGACACGGTGCCGTCCTCCCAGGTCTTCACCTTCTCGAACTTGGGGGCGATGAGCTTGAGGCGGTAGTTGCCGGACTGCTCGATGGTCTTCAGCGGGGGGCGGTCGTTTGCGGGTTGGGTCATGTTGGTATTAGGCGAAGGTGATGGGGGCAGGGGCGTCGGTCGGCGCCTTGTTTAGGTCGAGCGTCTGGATCTCCTGGGAGTAGCCGGGCCAGTCGTTCGACGCGAGGCAGGCCTTGTAGGTCTCAACGGCCTTGATGAAGTCAGCGTAGCCGTAGGCCATCAGGTCGGGGCCGAGCTCGTAGACGGCGGTCTGGAGGGTCTCCTTCTCGACGCAGATGAAGCGGAAGCCTTGGACGTGCTCCTTGAAGCCCGCGGTGTAGGCGGCCTTGTAGAAGTTAGCCTGAAGGTTGTAGCGGTAGGCGCGAACGGCCTTGAGGAAGCCAGCGGGGGACGCGTCCTCGCAGGTCTTGAGGTCGTAGAGGTATCCGTCCTCACCGACGGCGTCGATGGCGGCCTTGATGTTGGCGTCCATAAAGGTCGTCATAAACATAAACTCGGTGGCCTTGAACTTGAAGCCGTGCCGATCAATGCAGCCGAGGGCGGCGGCAGCGATCTTTAGGGACTCGTCGGCCTCGTCGGCGCTGAGGACGGTCGTCCCGGGCTGAAGGGCGGAGGTGAAGGCCTCGTAAGCGGCCTTGCCGTCCTTCGTGCGGCGGTCGCAGACGGGGGCCACGGCGAAGGCGGTCTCGGCCTTCAACTTGTCCAGGACGAGGGCGTGGACATAGGAGCCGACGCGGAGGGCCTTGGTCTGCTCGCGCTCGGCGGTCATGTAGAGCTGGTAATGGGCTGGGGACTTGAGAAGTTCCTTGGAGCCCGAGTAGTTCAGCGCCTCGAGGCAGTCATATTGGACGCGGTGGGGGATGATGTGGGGGGGGATGTGTTGCATGGGTATTGGTGGGAAAGGTCAGAGGGCGTCGTCGTCCATGGACGTATCCTCAAGGGCGAAGGTGATGGCCTTCGCGTGTTGTAGGGCTTCCTCGGCGAGGCGCTCGCATTCCTCGAGCTGGTTGCGGAGGCATCGGAGGGAGACGACGGCGGCGTGTGCCCGGTCATAAAAGGCCTTCACGTCGTAGGCCTCTGCAAGGGTGTCGGGGTTGAGGCGGTCAATCTCCTCGCGGGCGAGGTCGGCGCATTGGCTGACCCGGGTGTAGTCGCTGATCGTGTCGGCCCGGGCGGCGCGGTCTGACAACTTGCCCAGGGCGTCGGCGGACTGCATGAGGAGCCCGCGGATGTATTCGTGGTTCGTCATAATCAGAAGGCGACCTCGGTGATGGTCTTCCCGTCGGTGAAGAAGAAGCGCACGTTCGAGCGGGCTAGGCTCGGGAGGGTGTTGCGCTTCCAATCGGCGAGGTTCGCGTCGAAGACCTTGCGGGACTTGGCGAAGACCTCCGCGTATGGGATGCCGTCCAGGAGGAGCAGCAGGACGAAGGGATAGCCGGAGGAGGCGGCGGCCTTGACGACGCCCGAGGGGACGAGGATTGGCTTCTTGACGGGCTTCACGGGACGTAGCGCAGATGGGTGACGCACCACTTGACGAGCTCGATGGCGACGATCGCGGCGAGGATGCCGAGCAAGAAGCCGTAGTGGCGCTCGTTCACTTGGTAAGGGGACGGATGCCCGGTTGTGAGGTGGCCGGTGCCGAGAACGTCGTCGGCTTGGAGGAGGACGCGCCGTCGTCGTCGAGGTCGGTGGCGATGCCGCAAGCGGTCTGGATGGACTGCCGGCGGAGATAAGTGATGGCGCTGCCGATCTGCTGCGGAGTCAGCCCGTCGGCCTTGACGGATAGGCGGCCAGCCGGGAAGACGGTGCCGTCGATGTGCCGGAAGGACGTGAAGACCGTGACCTTGCCTTCCTCGCTGTCCAGGGTCTGGACGATGGCGAGGCAGTGCTTGGCGGCGACGGACTTGACGGTCTCAAGCACTTCCGCGAGGGAAGCGTATCGGGACTTAAAGGCCGGGTTGACGCGGTCGGCGTGGACGTTGCTGACGTCGTTCAGGAAATTGACAATGTCAGTGTTGGGAGTGTGGGGGTGACTCATGGGTTAAGATTGGTCGGCCTTAGCCTTAAGATTAGTCGGCCTTCGGCTTATCGACGAGGGTCATCAGCTCGTCGCGGGCGATGCGCTGAAGGTCGCCGTTGATGATCGGGTTGTAGTACTCCTTGCCGTTGTAGACGGAGACCTTGAGGAGACGGGCCAGACGGTTATCGGGCAGGATGACATACGACGTGCCCGGTACGGGGATGGGTGGAGGAACGAGGTGCTTCGTCGTTTGTTCGTTAGCGGGAATGCGTTGTTTCATTAGGAGGAGAAAGTCAGTTGATGGCGCCGCGGCGGGCGGCGTCCAGAATAAGGAGGGCGTCGGCGTTCCAGAGGGTCACGTCGACGGTGGGAAAGAGCTCAGCGGCACGAGCCTTGAGTTTGTTCTTCCACGCGGTCGTGGTCAGGTCGCCCTTCGTGCCGCAGGTGTGCGCCTTCTGCCAGATCGCGGGACGGACGCGGTGCATCTTCCAGCCGAGGCAGACCGCGGCGCCGTAGAGGACGCCCGTGTTCCACATCAACTTGCCGATGGCGGAGCCCGGGATGTTCTTGCCCGCGAAGAGGGGCGGCTCCTCAAGGTAGCAGTCGATTTCCTTCGCGGTGTTGGAGACCTCGACGAGGAAGGAAACAACTTCATAGTCAGTCCCCGGCATCTTCTGCACCGTGACGAGCCCGTCCTGATCCAAAAGGGCGAGCCCGCCGTTCACGCCTGGGTCGATTGCTACGATGAGGGCCACGAGCAAGACCCTTGTGCCTATGCAAACTCCTTGCCAGAAATAAACTAGCGGCGGACTAGATTGCCTACGCGGACGGCGTACGATGCCCGGGCGGGCGGAGCGTTCGACAAACGGAAGCCGATGCTCGCGGCGCCGGTGAAGCCGAGGTTCCAGCAGAGGGCCAGACACTCGGGGGAGGGGTTAGGTATGCCCCGGGCTGTCAAACGGCCTCTGAGGGCCCGCAGATAGGCAAGGGCGACCATGTCCTGGGCAAGCGGGGAACGCCACTGCCAGCGGGGGAAGGGCTCGCGGCCTTCGCGGAGAAGCTGCGCGTTCCCGTCGGCCCATGCCTCGGGGTGCATTTGGTAGAGCCCGAGGGCCGCCCC